CGTGTGCGTGTGCGTGCGTGCGCCTGCTCCGGCTCCGGCTCCGGCTACGATCGGCTGGGGGGGAGGGGGGTCGCCTGCGCCTGCGCCTGCTGTGTAGTGTATCTACAGGTGGCCCTCAAAAAAATACATCCCTCAAGGCGGCAAGGCGTAGCCATTGCCCAACCTTTGTGATCCCCTTCCTTAAGGAACCCTCCTTAAGATTTCTTTGATTCCTTAACATTTCTAAGCCCCTCTTACAGAGGGCTTAGATCATTATGATTATATCTTTAATGATCCTTGGTTCCTTAAGGAATAGAGGGATTATAACATAGGTCAAGCCAGGAATGCACACTTCTTAGAAATTGTAACCTAATTGTAACATTCCTAGTTTGACAGTTCGGGGGATGGGTATGGTATGATGCCATCATGGAAAAGGAAGAACTCATCGGCGAGATTGCCGAAAGCATCCGTGAGGTTGCTCAGGGCAAGGAGGCTTTGCAGATCAAGAGCCTAAGCCGCCACAACCCTGAGAAGGTTGCGGAGATGCTATACCTGTACAGCATAGGCAACAGCCAGACCCGGCTGGTAAAGAAGTACGGTTTTGACAGGGAGACTGTGATATCCGTGCTGACGGACTACGCTGACCATCTCGGAAAGTTCAAGGAGTTATCTGGCCGCATAGCGGCAAAGAACTATCTGAACCTCTCCAGTCTAGAAGAGGATCTCATCGACAAGGTCCGTGACCGGATGGAGGAGGACCCAGAAATGGAGGTCGGGTTCAAGGACCTCAAGGAGATCAGTATAGCCAAGGCTAACGCCGCACGGGAGGCATTGACGGCTAGGGGTGAAGCTACGCAGATCACCGAGGACAGAAAGGTTTATACGCAGGACGATTACGAGGCGACCATCAAGGCTGCCAAGGATCGGATTGCGAAAGCAAAACAAGCACAAGTAGAGGAGGTAATTGATGTCAAAGATTAAAGTAGAGGATATGAAGGAACAAAGATTCCTGAACCCGCTTCCTGAAAATCCGTTAAAGGAACTACTCAAGGACAAAGAGCGTTTGGACTGGCTGATGGAGAACGACTGCCTGCGAGACTGGATAGCTAATGGGGTTGCCTACGGACTTAACGAGGGGCGTGAGTACATCGACGCAGCAATGGGGGGATGCATATTCGACGACCTGAGCGGTAAGCAGCGGCAACAAATCTGCCACGAACATGGACAACCTTCAGAATAAACAATAATATTATGAAATTCCTCAAACCTGAAATCAATACTAAGCGCACCCACAAATGGTTCGCATGGTTGCCTGTGACAATTGGCAGGGATACACGATGGCTGGAGACAGTTCACGTTAAGCAGATATATATTGACTACCAGATTGGCTGGTGTAACGTTGAATTTCTTGACCAATAATTTAAAATATATTAATAAAATAAAATGAAAATTGCAATAGAATACAACGACATGATATCCTCCGTGGAATTCGGAGAATTTGATCTACACGAGTTCACCGACCATCTTCGTGGACTTTTACATACAGTCTGGTTGCCAGAGCAGGTAAACGAGATTATGCCCACAGAAGAAAGCCTAAGCGATGAATTAGCGGAGGTTCGCAAGCTAGGTTATGATGAAGGTTACGCGGAGGGTTACGCGGAGCGCAAAGCGGCCGACACCAAGCCCGCAGAAACCACCGATGCTCTACAGGACTGTCTTCGCGAAGGCAAAGAAAACGCTGAGAAATCCAATATTCTTTGCAAGCAGGACAGCAGTAACATTCTATAATACTATGAAATATTTAAATGGACTATGGACGGGATTATTCCTAGGAGCACTTTGGGGCCTTGTAACTGGATATGTTATTGGGGCATATGTTTTTGGATAAAATGAATACGGGAAAATAATACTTATGAAGGAAGAAGAAAAAAATGTAATTAAAATTAACGCATCTCTAGACGATGAAGCTTTTAAAGTCGGAGATTTTATTCAAGAGCTTGGAAAGATTCAAGATCAATATTTTGATGCTCTTTGGGAAAAGGTAAAAGAAAATGGTTGGATCGAAGGCATGGATGAAGAAACTGCAAGAGATTGGCTTTTTGATTATTGCTTTAATGGTTGGGGTCAAACCGATGATGGCTTTGAAGAAATGTTCTGCGAATATATCAAGTTTCCTAATGTAGAGGTTTCGTGGAAATAATTATGGATCCTTTTGATACCGTAGATGTTACAGATAATGGTGAATTCATTTCTTTTAAAAATGGATTCCCTATTTCAGATGAAGAAGCTGAGACTTATTATGAAGCCGGTATTTGTTTTACTAGAAAAGCAGAAAAGATTTTAATGGAAGCTTCCGGAGAATATTTAAAGGAACTGTGATATAATTATATTATGTCAAGTTCATCGAAAGGAAAAGGATCTGTAAAGACCGTTTACTGGAACAAACACCATAACAAGTTCCAGAAAAAGGTACAAGAGAAGATTGTCCGCGAGGATGGAAAAAAGCAGATCAAAAATCAAATTCGGGAACAGTGATATAATATAAGTGCAATCAAGCAATAATCTTAAAAAAGGAAAAAATATGAAATTCGCAGATGCAGCTAAAGTTATTGAAAATTATGAAGGTTCCGATCTCGCAAAGAGTGAGCGTAATGACTGCTCAGTCCGAGCTTTTGCAGGTCTTCTAGATACCAAGTATGAGCCAGCTCATAGTTTTGTCGAAGATCGTTTTTGCCGTAAAGCAAAGCATGGAGTTCTTGCAATGCCAGAAATTTGCAAACAAATGGCAGAAGGAGATGAAACGTACTTTATTGATGGTGTTAATTTCAAGGTAAAGTCTTTGACTGAGGAAGACATTACTAATGAGTATAAACTAAAGGGAGAGGTTATTCTCCGTAAAAAGACAGTTAAGTCTTTCGTTGAAGATCATCAAAGTGGAAGCTATCTGGTATTTGTATCAGGTCACGTTTTTGCAGTCAAAGATGGCACTATCATCGATAATGCATCTGATGAGTATAAGCCTACTCGCAAGGTACTTGCAGCAGTAAAGGTTGAAGTAGAAGATAATCAAGGAATGCTGGATCTCTTTTAGAGGTCCTTCATTTCGGAACTTTATTATAATAATAGTATGACAGATTTGCAACATACATTTGATTTAGGAGAAGAGTATTATTCTGATATGATCAGTGCATATGGTAAGCATCTAACTGAAGATAGAATGAAAGAACTGTATGATTTGACAGACTCAGAATTTGAAAAAGCAGTATTCAAGGATGCTTCTCCTAGCGAACTGCGCAGTCCAATAGACGTTTTTACTAAGAAAGAGCTTAATTATATCTTAGATTATAGCGAATATCTAGGTGCATCGAACAGAGACTGGATTTTAAATCATATTTTAGATGATTTTTTCAATAATGAATAGGAACAGTGATATAATAGTAGTATGAAGAAAATGAGATTTTTTAAAGCATTAACAATTTTATTATTAACAGCAGGTATTGCAGTGGATTATTTTTCTGGTTATTACCTCAACTACATTTATTTTTATGCATTGATTGCAGTATTATTTTCATGACTTTGGTGTGATCAGCCAAACGTGCACGACAAGAAAGAAAAAAATGGGAAAAAGCCTCAACATATTGGGCCCCAATGGTTGAGTTGGTTAAAGTCCTGCTGAAAAGCAAGCCCCGGAGCTGGTATTCCTCCGAAAAAGTCTAAAAAAGGCGAATACCTTAATTTTTTAGGAACTGCGATATAATAATAGTATGGTAAATATAACTGATAAGAGTGTAAGAGCTGTTTTAGGTTTAGATGACCCGGAACCTCGAGAGATTACGAAAAATAGACGAGGTGTTATGATTTATGGTCATAAGACTGCTGGAACTTTGCAAGTAATGACCAATGAAAGTTGGGAACGTAATAAGGATTACTATGTAGCTCGAGGAGCTCGTTCTGCAGTAAAAAATTTTAGTAAGAATATTTGCAAATAATGGATGTAATTCAAACAATTAACATGTACTTAGTTAAGTGTAAAGAAAAATTAGCTTACCATAAACATGAAAATAATGCACTAGCTTGCCAGAAATGGGGTTCACGTATCAAAACTCTAGAATCTGCTAAATTAGTTATTAAAAATATAGATAAGAAAATATAAATAAGGAACAATGATATAATAATAGTATGAGAATTTATATACCACACCCGTTTAAGAATCACGATAATTATTTTAATGTAAATATATTTTCGTGCATCTTTTATTCAAAACCTTGGTATAATAAAATGCCTGATGAAGATTGGCAAGAAGAAATAGAGCATAATTATTTCGGGTGGTTATGGTTTGTAATAACATGGTATTCAATTAAAGGAAAGGATTATGAAAGAGAATAATATAGATAATGGAGACAACATAGCACCACCAACTTTGTTTATTGACATAGACGGTACATTAGTTTCTTTTCCCGATACAGAAGAGGAATATAGAAAGATTGCTACTGGTGATCAGAAAATGTTTCTTCTTCCTGGAGTAAGAGAAAAGCTATGGGAGTGGGAAAGCAAAGGATATAAAATTATCCTTACAACTGGTCGTAGAGAGATGTTCAGATATGAAACCGAGTATGCTTTAAAGTGCGCTGGTATAGGCTATGAACAGCTTATTATGGGAGTTGGATGCGGCCCAAGATACGTAATAAATGATCGTAAGCCTGGTATTAAAAACGGTAAAAAAGATACTGCATTCGCAATCAATGTTGATAGGAATGAAGGATTAGAAAATGTAGAAATATGATAAAAGTTTTTATATTTTCCTATTTACAAATACTATTTTTAGCAACAAATACCATTAATGTTGCAAATGGTAAGTTGGTACCGGCAATGATAACTTCATTGCTAATTAGCGTGGCTTGGTGTGTGGGAGTTACTGGCGTAGCTCATGGTACAATAAAAGAAAAGATAGCTTATTGTTGCGGTGGGTGCTTAGGATGTGGCTCCGGAATTGTAGTAGGAGATCTTTTAGGAACTATGATATAATAATAGTATGAAAGAAGTAATAACACAAGTAAGTATTAAATCAGATCGTGCTGATTGGAACGCAGTTTTCAATTCAATTAAAGTTGGGCCTGATGATGAAGGAGCAGGATCTTATCTTAAAATTGTTGGAGAAGATGAAAACAATGAAGGTAAGTCTATTAATTTAGATTGGGAAGAATGGGATGCTTTGGTTGAAGTAGTAGCTAAGTATCGTAAAGAATGGGAGTGGAAATAAATGAAAGCTAATAAATGTGCAGTTGTTTCAAGACGTATGCGAAGCATCAGAAATGGTACTTACGCTCCGAGCTTTAACGAGGAATTACCAAAACGTAAATATAATCCTTATGATAATCCTAACCGGAATATTCCTCAATACAATGGGAGGATAAGCTGGTAATTACTATAGTTCACCATTTAAATTATACGGTAAGTTCCAGATTTCTGTAAGTGTTTACGCTCGAAAAACATTAAAAAGGAACAAAAAATAGTTAAATTTTTATCGGAAAAGTAACGTTTTTTCCTAAAAAAAATAACTATTTGAAAAAGAGGAACATATAAATCATAGGGAGAGGTAATTCTCTAAAAAAATATTAGGAAATACTAAAAAAAAGAGGAACAGTGATATAATATTTGAATATGCGAAAGAAGATACTTAAGTTTTATGCACCATGGTGCGGTCCCTGCAAATCATTATCAGAAGTTTTTGAGCAAAATAAGGAATTGTTTGAAGAAAATGATATTGAAATTCAGGAAGTTAATACTGAAAAGAACATTCAATTAGCACAAGATTATGGAGTAAAAGCTATTCCTCATCTCGTTCTTCTAGACGATGAAAATCAAGTTCTCAAGACCTATACCGGGCTTGTGAATGTAGAGGAACTTAAAGAATTTATTCAATAGGGCCCATAGCTTAATTGGTTAAAGCAGCGAACTCATAATTCGTTGAGTCTCGGTTCAAGTCCGAGTGGGCCCACCATTTAGGAACAGTGATATAATAGTAGTATGAGAACATTATTAAGCAAAGATTTTATCGAAAAAAGAAAAGATTTCCTTGAAAGGGAATATATCAAAGTCAAGGACAAGGTTTCCAGGCTTAATAACGAGCTTGAAAATGCTGAAATGGATTTAGAGGATGTCATCGCAGAACTGAATGATATCAAATCTTTGAACCCAACGCACTAAGGAACAGTGATATAATAATAGTATGAATAACATTAAAGTACATAGACCATTAGAATTCAGAGGCGCGTTTGACGCTGACGAGAATACCGAACGTAAGGTAATTTTTGAATTCAAACTTCCTACGATCAAGAAGGAACGTTTTGCAGAAGAAGTAGCCGAGCTTGTATTCCATATTACGAATGCTCCGGAAGAAATGTTAAGTGAAGAAGAGGTACTAATAGCTCGAGCATTCAGAGCGCCTGGTAACTATTCTCTTTCTACTGGTGATGTGGTTGAGGTGGATGGAGAGTGTTTTTTATGTGAGTCATTTGGATGGAGGAAAATTGATATGCTTAAGGTGCAAGCAACAGCTAACTCCAATCACGGTCAAGATATTTAGGAACCCAGATATAATATAGATATGAAGAATAAGAATAATAACGAACGTCGTCGTGTAGAAAGCGCAACTCGTAATCCGAACTTGTTTTCGGTCATGCTAGAGCGCAACCCAGTAACAGGAGCATTTACTGTTGTTGGTCATCAGGCAAAGCGCTTGGTGATGAAGAATCAGTATGCTGGTGAATGGGAAAAGGTAGCGCCTCGTGAAATGGCACGAGCTTTGCGTAACAATGCAGTTCTAGCGAACTAAGAATATGGGGCTTGAGGAGTTTTGGCAAAGTGATTAGTTCCTGGAAATTCCTCAAGCTCTTCCTTTAGGAACAGTGATATAATAATAGTATGGATATAAACGCAACATTAAAAGAAGTAGAAAAAGTTAAAGAAAGTCTCGAAGATATCTTCGATACCCTGGCATTCATTGAGAGTTTTGCTAAGGATAGGAACTTAAAGAGGTGGGCTGATGAAGCTCAGGGTGACATTGATGCAGTTCAAGACAAGATAGCAATATATGAAGACTATCTTAACGATGTAATAGATGAGGTAAAGCAAAAGGAAAAAGAGCTTAAGTATAAGCAAGAAGAGTTAAAGGAATATGCAAAAGAAGCAATTGAGTGCTATGCTGGTTAATAAAATAACAATATGAAACTTACATTACCAAGACCACCTTTTCACGGTAAAACACGACAACGAAAGTGGTTCGCTATCTTTCCTGTAAAAATCGGCAGACATATAAGATGGATGGAGACCGTGCACGTTAAGCAAATATATAATAAAAACGGAAGCCTATGGAACAAAGGATGGTGGAACACAATGTTTCTTAATTAATTAAATAGAATATGAATGTTTACTGGAATAAAATGTTTGGATTAGGCTTGGTTGTAAATAGGTGGTGTTGTTTAGATGACAAAGATCATAGCCGTTCCCGTATGTGTTTAGAATTTAGAGTTATTATTTTTAACTTGATGATATGCGGAACATTTCCAATAGGTAAGTGGAAAAAAAGGCGTAGTGCAAAGGCGTTTGTCCATCTAGGAACTGTGATATAATAATAGTATGAAAGCAGAAGAACTAATTAATACCTTATCGAACGTTAATGTTGACGTTAATAGTGAAACAGCATTACAAGCAGTCGAGCTCTATATACAGTTTTTATACTTTGAAAAAATTTTACATATCTCCCTTGCCGTTTTATTTTTAGCATTTGCAGCATGGATAATCCTGTATTTGGTGATTAAACATGATTAAGAACTCGGTAGTATGAAACCATTAAGCGAGACATACGAAGAACTAGGGATTGATTTCAGCTTCCCTATTGTGATTAAGAATTATAAAGGTGAGCAGACTTACTTCGAGAACAGTAATGGCTACTGGAGTAAGTATGAATACGATTCCAGTGGTAACGAGACTTACTTCGAGGACAGTAAGGGCTACTCGAGTAAGTCTGAATACGATGCTGACGGTAACAGGACTTACTTCGAGGACAGTAATGGCTACAAAACAGGAACACCTAAAAGTCAATCCTGTGATGGAAAAGTCATAGAGTTTACTATTGACGGAAAGAAGTATATGATAAAGGAACTGATATAATAATAGTATGAAGGAAAATAAAGATATTGTAGAAATAGTGCATGAGCTTATTAATAGTGAAAACTTCCGTAAATGGTACCCTATGTACTATTGGAATTATAAAAAGGTTAAGACGGAGGAAGAGATAAAGAAAGATCTTAAGAATTTAATTGAAAAAGGAACAGTGATATAATAATAGTATAAGAAATGATTGAACCAGAGAAATGGATTAAAGCACATCAATATCTTTATTATGTTAAAGGTGAACCTGTCTGGTCAGATCAACAATATGATAAATTTTGTAAAGAACACAATATTTTCGGCGGTGGAGGTTCTGATAGTATAAGTACGTATGATAATGATGTAATAAATCTTGCAAATCGTATTTACGAAGTTCATAAAAAGGATATTGAACTATCCAAAAAGCTGTCATGAATGGAACACCTCGATAAAAGAGGAACTGTGATATAATAATAGTATGGAAGAAAAAACATATACATTAAAGCATAACGGCAAGAGTTTTATCTTTAAAGATAACGCTACAATGGACGAGGTAGAGATTTCTGGAGAAAAAGCTAAAAGAGAAATGACTCAGGTTGATGTGGCAGTCGATGAGTCAGCAGCAATAGCATTGCAGTAATATGAAAGAAGACGAAGATTATAAATTAGTACCTGTTAATGAAAAGCTTTTATTTAAAATAATAGAACATTTCGATAACCATTTAGAATTTTATGGCCATACGGAAGAAACTAAATACAACTATGATCTTGATAAAGATATCACTTCATTGGTAAGAATGCATGATAGCACTGATGAAGCAGTTGAAGATATTTCCAGAAAGATTATAAAAATGTATAACTTGTTGACTGAGTTTTTTATAACTGAAAAAGGAGAATTGTATACGTACCCGGAATGGGAAGGGTGAGGAATATATGATAAGGAACTGTGATATAATAGTAGTATGAAAAATAAAGCACAAACCATCGAACGATTAAGAGAAATTTTATATCAATTACAAGATCTTGGAGATGAGGCATCTGATCTTGTTGAGAGCATTAGCGAGAGGTCTGCTAGAGTAGGAGAAGCATACGGAGCTTTTAAGTTTGGATTTAGCGACAATCCTTACGATACTACATTAGAGGGTATTGTAGATGAGTTAACAGAGATAGAGGAAAAATAATAGTATGATTGTTGTAACAAGAGTAAGCCCATTGACTAAAAAGGTTAACAGAATGCAAATTCCTATGAAGGCGCAAGATTTTGTAACAGCTATGGAAGCGTGGAAGAATGGAGCATATATCCAAGATGCATTTCCTAATTTAAATGCTACAGAAAGAGAGTTCATAAAGACCGGTTATTCAATAGAGGATCAAGAAGTAGTATTTAACGGAGAGGGATTGTAATAAAAAACAACGTTGAAATAATAACAACGTAGTGCTCAGAGAGAGGAATATATATGAAGAAGATAAAAGTTTATAATGGCGTAAAGGGAGAGCGTATAACAAGCTATGATAAAGAGCAAGCTCGAAGATGGAGAGCAGTAAAGAGGATGGAAAGAGAAATATTGCTAACGTCTGTAAAGTTTACGGTAAGAGATGTAGCGTACGTAGCGTTTGTTATGACATTAATGGCATTGTTTGTAGTAGTTGTGTTTAAAGCATAGAGAGTAATCAAAACACAAGTAAGCTAACTGGAAACACAAGTATGCATCTGAGAATTTGTATGAGACTTAGTGTTCCCATAAAATTTTTTCTCCTCCCCGAACAGCTCTATATATGGGGGTCCAGACGCCAACAATTAGTATAGCACTTTTCCCTTACCAGAGGCCTCCTCAGGGGAGCCCCTCGCCTAGGCGCATACAGACGGTCCACACTAATTATATCACAGTTCCTCTTTCCGGGTAATCCAAGTACAAAAAAGCTGTTTGAGGTAAGGGGAACGCACTTCCTAAGGTCCGGTTTTTTTTCCAGTCCTCCCCAACCCCTTGGGCTTCTCGTTCTTACGGTGACCGGCTTTCTACATATATTATATCACAGTTCCTTATGCGAGGTAAGGCAAAGTAGGTCCCGGGGTAGCGGGGGGCTTTCAGTATACTGGATCTGTTAACTGTAAACCTGCCTAGCTTACTGTTAACGGAACAGTCTTATAATAGAGGTATGATTAGATCACACCACTACACATCGCCTTTCAAGCAACCGGTCCAGACGATCATGATCGACTCAGTCGAACCGGTCAAGTACGCATCCATCTTCCTCCGTGCTAAAGAGTTCTTTAAAGCTAACCCGAAGGAGACGGAAGTGCGTATCGAAGTACCTTCGCGTGAGATATTGGTACTCATCGATCGTGAGCACCCGGAAGTCAATTAAGGAACGGTCTTATAATAGAGGTATGAGCAATACAAGAAAAGCAACCAACCTAATCTTACAAGCAATCGACGACGGTCTCTTAACTAGCGACTACGTCTTAAATAGCCTACTGCGGTACCTCTCTGAGCATGATGTAGCAGAGTTCTATCAGGACTTCCTCGATGAAGGACATGCTGAGTACTTACCAGCGCTCGATCAATAGGAACTGTGATATAATAGTAGTATGAACAACATAACAGACATCGAAAATTCGCAATCAATTAAAACTACCGGTTCCTCTTTAGTAGGGTACGTCCAAGCTACGTATGAGGAACTTATCAAAGCGTTTGGGGAACCGACGTATGGGGAACCATCAGCTGATGGTAAGGTACAAAAGGAATGGAACTTAGAGTTTGCTCATGAAGATGGTAAGTATGTCGTTGCAACGATCTATGATTACTGCTCTGGGGAACGAGGTTATTTGGAACCAGGTTACCGCTGGCATGTTGGAGGATTTAACCGTGAAGCATTGGAACTGGTAGAGGAAGCTCTATCAACGTTCCGAGCCTCGAGCAATGGCTGAATATTAGGAACCTCAATATAATAGTAGTATGAATAACCTAAAACCTACCGCCAGAGAAGTTAAAGTAATCCTGAATAGTATTGGATTGGAAAATCCAATACGTATATTTAATGATAAGAGAGTTAATGGAGGCCGTATTAAGTTATGGGGATATGAGATGTCTAATGTAGATATGTCTAAGATGAGAGTAATGCTGCAGACTATGTTCCCTTACTTGAAAGATATTAAAGTGGAGAGTTTGTGGAGTCTAAATGGAAGATTCGCAAATGATACTACAATTAAGTGGGTAAACCCGTAATAGGAACTCTGATATAATAATAGTATGGAAAAAACAACATATACAAAAAGCGAAGTACTTAACGGTGTGTATCATATGTTAATGTCACAATCATTCGTCGACTTCTATGAAGGTGACTTCTTAGATCATGTAGAGGGGGAAGAAGAGTGTATGACGAAAAAGGATGTTCTCCGAGAACTTCAACTGTTGATCAACTGTTAATCTCTCCAGGGTTGCGGTTGAATGAGGAACTCTGATATAATAGTAGTATGAAAACAATATGTTATCCACATGCTTACGGTAATCTCGATGCACGAGCTTCTAATCTAGTTGAAAAGTTCGCAATCGATTGCCATTGGAACGGTGTTGAAGCATCTGAGGAGCAGCTAAGCATCCTCAAGAAGCTCGTAGATGAGATGCGAGATGAAGCATATGAACAAGCTCTTGAACATGATGAACAAGGCGGATGTGAAGCACCATCGAAGCAATCCTCAGGAAGCTACACAGGTAGTATCGTAGGGTTCTCCGGACTGTAATAGGAACTCTGATATAATAGTAGTATGAATAATAATTACATCGACATCATCCGCACCATCACTGGCACACATTTTGTTCTTTTGAACGTTCTCAAGAAGGTGGAGACACCTATAACTGAGTCAGAGGCTCAGACCTGGTACCACAATAAAGGGTACGCTGTGTGGAGCGACCGAGCAGTCACTTATATGGAGGATGTGATCCTCAACCCGGAGTGCATACAAATTTAATGGTGTGTTGTGCCAGCTGAGTAACTGGATAAACTGCTCAACTCTTTCGCGCCCCTTGACACATATTATAATAAACGAGGCGAGCCGAGAGCTGAGCACTCTATAAAATGCTCATAACTTTAAGGAACTCTGATATAATATAGTTGCAATTAAGCATTAACCATAACACAATATGACCATTCAAGAATTAATCGATCAGTTAGAAGATATGAAGGACAGCGTAGGCGAAAATGCCGAAGTACGCTTTGCAAGTCAGCCATCATGGCCATTTGAGTATTCAATCAGAGATGCATATGCTCTGACTAAGGACGAGCGCCGTTATATGGCTGAGGAAGCCATGCGTGAGGAAGGTATGGATGAGGATGAGATCAAGGAGAATATCGACGAGGATGAGCTCGATCAAGCCGAAGACGTTGTTTATCTCGAAGAAGGTGGTCAAATCGGATACCTGCCTGATGAAGCTAAGCAACTGATTGGTTGGTAATTAATTTAGCGGACGGAGCGTCGAGTAGCTGAAAGCGAAAGGCGCTCCTGATGCAGGAACTCTGATATAATAGTAGTATGAAAGATATCACAACACTAGATAGAGAATATATTAACGCTCGTTACAGTTACGATGAAGCCATCGCTACCAATGATTGGAGCGCAGCAAATCATTACAAACGTGAAATGGATCGTTTGGATAAAGCGATCGCTTCTTTTGAAGAAGAGCATTACGAAGAGATAGGATACAGCACTTTTTATTTCGGAAAATAGATATAATACTAGCATGACAGATTCACAAAAAGCACTCGCACAGCACCTTGCTGATATCAACGCTCAAGCAAAGGAGAATGGATCTCCTTTTGCAATCGTCACAGACCTTGATCACTGGGCAGGTTATGGCGTTACAAGTGTTGAAGAGTTCGAGCGCTACGATGCTCAGTAAGCTAACCAGTAGAGGAACTGTGATACAATAGTAGTATGATTACAACAGGCACTATAGTTAGACACGGCTCACCAGGATATGAACTTGCTGAGACTATCGAAGATATTACCGATAAGGGTGATAAGAAACTGATTACATTTGAATCTGGATTCACTACTGTAATGGATCCAGATGATATCAAAGAGCTCTTTGATGAAGGAGATGTGCAGTATATGCGCGCATACCCAGATGGTAATGCTTACGAATCGATGATCTTGGTATAGGAACTCTGATATAATAGTAGGATGAATAACGACACGCAAATCAAATATCCGATCAAAATGATTAACGATGATGGCGACATCATAGTTGAATTTACAAGCGTGAATGAAGGCACGGTCGTTGGTGGAACATTTTATCCGATAGGGATGCATAGCAATGATTGGACTCCCGCTGACGAGCCAACCGAATGGTTACCGGTAGAGGAACTCTGATATAATAAGAGTATGCAGAAGTTCAAATCGTTCAAAGAAGTAAAGTCGCAATTTCAAATTGAAAAGTGGTTTCACACTCCTTGGCACTTTTCACAGTCCGGTCAATATGTCTGCTTCCTGAGTGGTAATAAAGAGTGCTACAAGTGGGGAGATGAGTACATTGTGCAGGAGAGAAGATAAGGAACTCTGATATAATAATAGTATGAAAAATAACAACACACAAGATACAAACGTTACAGTAAGTGAAATTATCATGGCAGTTGATGCCATTGCTCGGGCAGTACGTACCGATGCAGGTAAGCTAGGAGTGATCGCAGCATTGTCAGATCGTTTCAATCCAGAGATGGTATCGATGATCGGTACAGTGAATGATAACTATGAAGATACTTTAGAGAAGATGCGAGAGGCATTTGGAATTAATTAGTGTGTTGTGTTGTGTTAGAGGCCGCTTTCGAGAGAGAGCGGTCTCTTTTTGTCTGCTGACCAAACCGCTAGCGAGAGGGTTGTTTGTCTCAGAGACGTTAACGTGCGAATATTCATATATATCGAGCGGGATTTAGGAAAGGTAGAGGCCCATGCCAACTAAAATTTTTTTGCGCGGGGGAGACACTATATATAAAAACCTCGGGTGACCATCTGCTATTTCAGAAGTTTTTTACACTCTTCTCTGTAGTATTTAGATGTATCTCTTAACGCTCTATTAGCTTCTCTAACGTACTCTAATTCAGACTTAACATTAGTAAGTACATGTATGTACAGATGTTTGTTCTTATCTGATATAAGAGGCTTTACCTCTTCGGTTAATACTCTCATTATATGATCGATATATGTGCATGTTGGACCAGGACAAGCAGGAGCATTATTTGTTATATCAGTAAAGGTTTTCACACCGATATTTATTAAATAATTTTATGAGTGATATCGATTTTAAAAAATTATCTAAAGAAGAACTTGAACAAGTAGGACGCCAGCATGGCATTGAGCTTGATAGAAGGCTTCTTAAATCTAAAATGGCTAAACAATTGAAAGAGTTTATTGATAAGAGTGATTGTGGTTGTGGTAATACGCAAGATTTACAAGGTAAATGCGATGGTTCACACAATACACCAAAATCACAAGGAAGATCATTTAGAACAAAATCTTCTGACGCGAATATATAAATAATAGTATGGCAACTTTAAACGAAAATTCTCCTTTCTTCAACGAAATATTATTTGGTAATAGCGGCACTTATGCAAATGGTGTTTCTGGTATTGCAGTATCAGATGATAGTACAGCAAAAGTTCTTTTCAATGTAACAGATTTAATACCAGGTGCTGGTAACACAACAGTTGTTACAACAAGTGCTAAGATCAATGATGTTAATTATGAAATTGATCTATTCAATGGTTACCATGGTAGTGTATTAGCTGTTATTAATGGTGAAAGACTTGCAACTCAATTTACATTTAACTCAGCTGATGGTAGTGCGTTCCAGACAGTATCAGCTCAAGGTAATAACTCAGTTGGTCCTACTCTTAGAAGACTTTACCACTTAGGTTACGTATAAGATCTAAGACATATCTAAGACAAATCAGCGCGATTGTTCTCTTCGGGAACCGCGCTTTTTTTGTGAAAGAGGAACTCTGATATAATAGATATGTGATTATTGTTAATTATAAGTTTAATAAATGTGCTAGGGAACTATTTAAATCTGTAGATGTAGATATTAATAAACTGGAACGTTTTAGTTCCTTTATATTAAATGAATATAAGTGTACACGAAAGGTTTGGGCATATGATTTATATGTAAAAGGGAACGATAAACATGATGGAGGTTCCTATTACTTTGGTGATAGTGAAATGGAAATAGGAACTAAAATAGGAAAACGTTCCTTAAAGAATAAGAGGAAATGGTTCCTAGGAACTTATTTCCATGAACTATGTCATTTTATTCAAGATAACATTGATAATGTTTCTGATAGGAAAATAGCTTATAGTGAAAAAGATGTAGAAGAATGTAACGATACTTATTATAAGAACGTATATGAGGTACAGGCTAGAGAGTTTGAAGAGAAAAATACTAAAATTTATTTAGAATTATTTCATAATTGATTTCTTTATATACTCTATATCTCTTTTTATTTCAGCAATACTCTTTTCAAGTTCAATTATATTTTGCTGAGTGATAATTTTACCGTCATCGGTAATGAAATTAGATAACAATATTTCTAATTTTAAAATTAATGGCTCTATTGTGTCGATATCATTTCTATTTTGACCTATCATGAAACGTAATGTTTGAGCTTCTTTTTCTAAACTTTCAATTTTTAAAATAATCAATTCTTTATCCTTAACATATACTTCATTACTAACGTATTGATTATTCAACCAGAGAGCCGTGGTCGCTCCTAAAGCTGCTAATAATACTGTAGCAAAATTAAAATTATCCAAGGCATTCTTAAAAAAGTTTGCGTTTAAGCTCATTACTATTATTTATGTTTATTAAATATTTTTAAATGAGTGATCAGAATAAAATTTATAATCTCTATGAAAGTTTAAATCAGAGTGCTATTGGTTATGCTCAGCAAAGATCTAATGATAAAAACTATGGTAAATATACACCAAAACAAGGTAAACCTTCTTATCAAAGGTATGGTGTGCCAACAACAACAGCTGCTAAAGTAAATGGTGCTCCTTTTATACCAGATGGTTTATCTGATGAAGAGGTATTGATCAAAGGTTTTGGTAAAATAGAAAAAAATCAAGTAGATAGAATGCTACAAAATGTAAAAATAGATATCATTGATTTAATAGATAAAAACGTTGCAGGTCAAATACTTAATAGTAAAATAGATTTATATAAATCTTTAATTGAAATAATGGATAATTAGGAATTATGATATATAATCATGATATGGATGGCAATGTAAAGATTTCATGGAATGATTTTGATTTTTTAGTTAATAGATTGACCGAGCGTATTACTTATAAAGGTTTAGAGTTTGATACTATTTTAGGTATAGGTAGAGGTGGTTTGATAGCAGCTACTGCTTTAAGTTATAAATTAGATATAAAAAATTTACAAAACTTCGGTCTCAATACTAGACATAGTGATCAAGTAGTTTTATATCAAAAGCCTAACGTATTTGGTAAAGTTTTGGTTGTAGATGATATCAATGATAGTGGTCGTACATTTACTATAGCAAAGAAGTACTTAGATGAAAATTATAGTGAGATTGACTCTGTAAAATATGCTAGTCTTATCTTGAGAAATAAAACTTCTTTTAGGCATGAAATATTATATGGTAATGAATTCTTTATAGACAATTGGTTTACCTTTCCGTGGGATAAATAATTAAGTGAAGAGTAGACCATTTTATTTCGAAATTAAAGATATGCTTACGCAGTTTGTTGCTGCGTTTGATGACATCGTTATAGGACGGTTTAATAAAAATAGAGAAGAAAAAGATAGAATACAAGTTAGATATATCTATGCACCAAAACAAAGAGTTTTGTATGATATTGTTAATGAAAATAAAACTTTAACATTACCTGCAGTAGCTGTTAACGTTACAAGCGTTAGTAGAGATGAGAGTAGAGTTTTTAATAAGTTAGATGGTTTTTATTATCAAGGTAATATAGGTGAAGAAACAGTTTCTAGACATTTAAAATCTCCTGTGCCGGTAAATATTAATTTATCTGTATCTATTATATCTAGATATCAGACAGATATGGATCAAATTTTAAGTAATTTTGTACCATTCTGTAATCCATATGTCGTTGTATCGTGGAAAGTACCTGAAGATTTTCAATTAAGTGTTGATCAAGAAATAAGAAGTGAGGTATTATGGAATGGTGATATAAGTTTAAATTACCCTACCGATGTTAATGCAAGTCAAAAAGCAAGAGTTACAGCAGATACATCATTTACTATTAAAGGTTGGCTATTTAAAGATACTGATAACCCAGCTGGTAACATTTTTTATATTGATCAAAATTTTTACCAAGAAACACAGTTAGAAAATTATGATAATTATGAATCGTTATCAGGTAATTCGTATACATATCCAGCATCATCTGGTTTATCTGATAGAGTTGAATCATTTACTCTATCTGGTCAACCACAAATAACAGGAATATTTTATGATGGTGTATTATTGCAAGACGATTTAACTATTTCTTCCAACACATCTGGCTCAGTTATATTAAACGGGTATATGTTTAATGAAACGCAGAACGTTTTATTTAGTACAAATAATGAAACAGCTTATGATAACTTAACATCAATTACCGGTTTTACGAGACAAGAAGATATTTCTGGTCAAATAATACCTTTTAATATTTTAAATGATAATATAATTACTCTTAATAGCCCTATTATATCAGAAGGTAAAATAAGATTTATTCCTTTCAATAAAGCAGGTTATGATTTCTCTGATTTATCATATACCGACACTTTATGTGGAAGAGGTTTAAGCAGTACATTTATTATCGTAGAATAAGTAATAAATAATTATAATGGCTGACCAACAAAATAATTCAGGGACTTCAGGGTTTTTTAAAAATATAGTTAATAAACTTCCGTATCAGTCTGTAGATTTTAATAAAGTGCTTCAAGATTTAAATCCTAAGTATGATACTTTCCAAGATGTTGGGATGAGAAGAGTTGAAGCATTAGCTAAAAATTCTATTTTTTATAATAATGAATTTAATAATACGGGTGCAGGGCAAGTTAGTGTAGATGGTAATTATAGCTCATTAGTATATGCTAATATAGAAGAAAATAAAGGTGGTAGATTGCGAGATTATCGCATTATGGCTGCATTTTCTGAAATTAGCGATGCTTTAGATGAAATATGTGATGAGTGTGTTAATAAAGATGAAGATGGTAATATTGTAAATCTTACTTTTAGAAATAGTGATTTAGATGATGTAAAGAAAAATGAAGTTCAAGAAGAGTTTGAAAAGTATATAGACTATTTTCAATTAGATAAAAAAGGATTTGAAGTATTTAGACAGCTTTTAATTGAAGGTGAAGTTTATTTTGAACATATTATTCATAAAGGTTATACAGAGGATGGTATTTTAGGTGCAGTTATTTTACCTACAGACTTAATCGATCCTATATACGACAATATTCAAAATATGATCATTAAAGGTTATATTTTACGTAAACCAATATTTGATCCTAATAAACCAGAGAAGATTGAAAAGTTTGATTTCATTCCTATGGATGAAAATCAAATATCTTACGTTAATTCTGGTATTTGGAATCAAGATAAAACATTCAGATTACCTTTTATAGAGAATGCAAGAAGAGCATATAGACAATTATCATTAGTTGAAGATGCTATTGTTATTTATCGATTAGTTAGAGCACCTGAACGTCTAGTTTTTAACGTTGATGTTGGTAATATGGCTCCACCAAAAGCAGAAGCTTATCTTAGAAAGCTAATTCAAGAGTATTGGAGTAAGAAAACATTTGATGTTAATCAATCAGGTCAAGTTCAGAAGTTTAACCCTCAATCAATGCTTGATAGTTTCTGGTTTGCTAAGAGAGCTGGTTCAGAAGGTACATCAGTTACACAGTTAGCTGGCGGTGCTAACTTAGGTGAGTTAGCTGACTTAATGTATTTTGTTAATAAACTTTATAAAGCATTAAAAGTGCCGCTTAATAGATTAAACCCTGAAAGTCAATTTGCTGATGGTAATGAAATATTAAGAGAAGAA